AAAATAAATAGTACGACTGGTAGCGAAATAGTTACTACACTAGAAGCTAAAGACTATCTAAGAGTCGATAACAGCGCCGACGATAACCTAATAGCTAGAATGATAACCCAGGCGCGTATATGGTGCGAAAACTATATAAGTAGCGATATAGTAGCCAAAAACAGAACGTACTACGTTAAGGAATTAAACCAAGGCCAGTACTACTACGACGAATACGAAACGCCTAGATTACAGTTACCCTTTGGACCAGTGGCTAGTATATCTAGTGTAACTACCGACGGTAATACCTCTACTTACGAAATTAAAGGCGTAAATAACGAAATTATAGAACTTAAAGACGGTAGCGCTAAAGAAATAAAAGTAACCTATATAACCGAGGGCCTAGACGATAGCCTAGTAAAACAAGCTATACTACAAACAGTAAGCACTTACTACGATAACCGCGCCGATTTTAAAACGGGTACTATTATAAGTAAAATACCTACAGGCGCTAAAGATATTTTAGCAAGCTATAAAAAACAGTTTGTATAATGGACGCGGGCCAACTAAATACACGAATAACTGTTAAGCGTAATAGCAAAACAGCGGACGGTTTCGGCGGCTGGACTAGTGGCGAAATTACTATAGGTTCGTTCTGGGCTGAAATAAAAGAACTAGACGGCGAAGTAAAACAAGAAAACGGTATACGCCAGCGCTACGTAGATATAGAAATAACTATGCGTAAGCGTTCGGCTGATAACTTACAAAATAACGACCTTATAGAAGTTGAAGGGTCCACTGTTCAGTATAGACTAAATAATAAGTTTAGCGCTGACTTAGATTATATGACAACACTAAAGGCTACGAAAGTTGATTAATGGAGGCTAAAATAAATAAGGACGATCTAAATAGGCTGTTTAAGAAATTAGACGGTTTAAAGCGTATAGCTAAAGACGACCTAAGTACCCAGCTTACAAAAACAGCGGCCGATATTATAGACAAAGCTACAGATAGGGTGCCAGTTGATAAAGGCAAACTAAAACAAAGCGGTTACTATGGCGCTAAAGGTAAAGGCAAAGTAGAAGTAGGTTATAATATGAAGTACGCGCCTTACCAAGAATTTGGGACTGGGCGCCATATAGATACTAAAGAAGCTAGGCTTTTAGGTTTTAGCGCGTCTGATATAAAAAAACTATTTGGCGGTAAAGGCGAACGTACAGTAAATATAAAGCCGCAGCCGTTCTTTTTTCCTAGTGTAAGAATAGCTTTAAAAAGCTTATTAAATAGACTTGATAAAGATATAAAACAAAATATATGAAAGAAGTAATACACCGAGTACGTAAAGCATATATAGATAAACTTGCTAGCAACGTTTTACTAAGGGGCGCTAGCGTACCTATTTATAACAGGGTGCCAAGTGACGCTAGTTTTCCATACATACGCATTTACAGCGTTTCTAACGACGAAATAGACCAGAACCAAACAAACTATATAACCGAGGTTATAACGCGCTTAGAGATCGTTACACGCTTTACTGGCGATAGTGGCGGCGAACTAGATAGCAACCTAATAACAGACGAAGTACTAGAACTTGTACGTACTAGAACTTCTAGCTATATAAATTTAGACGACGAAGGTTTTAACGTATTTACTACTCAAATAGAAACTATAAACTATTTAGAAGAAGACGCTAGCGACTATACCTACTACAGGGTAATTATAGAAGTTAGTAATAGAATAGAACAGCGAGAAGCCCAGGGCGGGTTACAGGCTGAACTACAAACAGAATTACAAAGCTAAATTTTAAGATATGGCAAAAATTACTTTTACCGACAAAACAGATAACAGTACTAGCGCCTTGGCCGACATATATAAGGTTACGGCGTCAAACGTAAACGAAATTAAAACAAGCGTAAACGGTTTATACGATACGCTGGGGGGGTTCGCTTTTTATGAAGACGCCACTACAAGCGGTACACCTATAAACCTTTCAGCCGATACTTGGACCGACTTAACAAACGATAAAGCTGGTAGCGGTACGCTTACTACTTACAAGCCTAGTTACGTTACTGGCGATCTTTGGGACAGCGCCACAAATACTATAGACCTAGACGAAATACCAGTAGGTAGCGTAGTACTAGTAAGAAACGACTACGATATTACAACTGGCGCGGCTAATACAAGAATGGATAGCCGCCTATATTTTCCAGATACTAGCAAAAGCGTAGAGTTTGCGCACGATCTTATAAGTAGTAGCGGCGACGAAGTACGCTATAGTAGAACTACGCAATTTTTTGTAACGACTGAAATTAAAACCACTGGCGTTAAAATACAAGTTAAAGTAGATAAAAATAACGCCGCCGCCAGAGTTGAAGACTTGCAAATCACAGTGTTAAGTTTTTAAAATACTTATCTTTGTAGAAATATATTGTTATGGCTGAAATATCC